ATAAATAAAAGGTTGTCAGTCGCGGCTTGCCGTCCCACTGACTCTAACGCTTTAGAGGAGCATCAGCTATGACTACTTATCAGCCTTATACATATCTAATCGGTTGGTCCGAACGCAACGTTTACTATTACGGTGTCCGTTTTGGTAAAAAATGCAATCCTAACGATCTTTGGAAAACTTATTTTACGTCGTCGAAGCACGTTAAGTCTTTCTATAAAGAGCATGGACATCCGGATTTAATACAAATTAGAAAAGTTTTTGATTCTTCTGAGCAAGCTAGACTCTGGGAGTCTAAAGTTTTGCGTAGAATGGGTGTGACGAAAAAACAAAATTGGTTGAATAAAACTGACAACGTTTCAATATCACCCGAATGTTGTTCGCACGTCTGCACGGAACAAAATAAATTACACTTCAAAAAAATAAGAACTGGTCATAAAGAATCGGAAGAGACGAAAAACAAAAAACGTCTCGCGATGATCGGCAAGAACGTCGGGAAAAGAAACACGGACGAACAGAGAAAAAGAAAAAGTGAAGCGCACAAAAGTGTGTCTTACAAACAAAAGTACGGCGATCGTTGGTTAGAAGAAATTGAAAAAAGAAGAAAAAAGAAACCTTATAGAACGAAAGAATTACTCAGAAAAGACGCTGGCGGTCATTTACCGTAGATTTCTTTCTCTGTCATGATGACGAACTTCCAGCCTTTGTCTTTACAGTATTTTTCGGCGGCAGCCCACTTGGCTTGATTCACGCCCCATGTAAAGACTTCGTTCAGGTATTGCTTCGTCACCGTTGATTGTTTTTTAGGCTCGATCGTCTGCGCTTTCGGTTTGACTTCGATCAGCATCGTCTCGCTCAATCCCTGTCTGTTTTTTGTATTTATAAGAAAATCCGGGAAATATCGATGCATTTTCCCATCAACTGGTGAACGATAAGGTATGATTGTTTCTTCTGACTTCCACCATACAACATCCTGATGCTGATCGAAATGAGTCATCAATCGAAGCTCCCAACTAGATCGATACACGATATTGGTTGGGTCGCCTTTGTATTTTTTCGGATTTCTTGGTTTGAAATATCCTTGTGTGTACTTTGCCATCTTCTCAATTTCATTATAAATAGAAGCAACCAGTATTTATCAAAGGTAGAATACAAATGGGTGATAATCCAAGAAATACATCAACGAATTTATTGAGTTTAGCTGTAAGAGCTGGTTTAACAAAAGCAAGATTAGAAGCTGCTACGGGTTTAGCAGCTGCTGCGATAGCAGTTTATACAACTAGGGATGCTGTTAACCTGTATAACAGAAGAGCTGGAATGGCTAATCAATTTCAAAATCAGATAGTGTTCCCTTCTGATCTTGTGCAATCCAATAGAGATTTTTATATTTCTTTCAATTTTCAGGAATACAAAAAAAGATCAATTAATGATTCTCCATTTTTGAGATCTGAAGGAACAGTTCGTTTACCTTTACCAAGTAATTTGAAAGATAACTTGAACGTTTCTTATGCAGCTGAACCACTCGGACCTGCCGTTGGCGCTGCTTTGGAATCAGCTATTGGAAATGGTCCTTCTGCTACAGGCGAAGCTGGACTAACACAAGGATTGGGAAGAATAGTTGGAGCGGGCGCATCATTTATAGAAGGCACTGCAGTTGCAGCTGTTCAGGGAGCTGCTCCACAAGCTGCAGCTGCAGCATCTGCTTATTCCGGAATAGCTGTTAATCCTTTTCAAACGGTTTTGTTCAAACAACCCACTTTTAAGAAACACAATTTTTCCTGGAAACTTATGCCTAGAGACGAAGAAGAATCAGGTAAAATAAGAGATTTGGTTCGTAAATTTCAGTTCCATACTTCTCCTGGAGTCTCGGACAGTAATGGATTGTTTTTTACTTTTCCGAGTATGGTTATTGTAAGTTTGTTTCCATCAAGTGAGTTCCTTTACAGATTCAAACCTTGTGTTATCGAAAGTGTAGACGTTAATTATGCTGCTGGTTCGGGACCGTCATTTTTCAAACGTTCCCAGGCTCCGACAGCTGTAACATTAAGCATTCAGATGCAAGAAATTGAATACTGGACTAACAATGATTTCGAAGAAAACTCTTTTGATGATACTGCTGCTATAACTCGAAATATTAGATTGTTAACTCCACCACCAGCACCTGGGGAAGATCCTAATCGCTAATGAGGATTAAAATAAATGACTGAGAAGTATTTCGAAAAATTCCCCATAATCCAATACTCGAACAACTACGTTCGTAACATCACGGAGCGCGCAGTTGTTCTAAATGCTGTTTACAGCAGTCCTGTGCTATACTACGCATATGATATTGGAGAGGGCGAAAGACCCGATAACATCGGCGATCGTTATTATAACGACGAGTACATGGGTTGGATTCTCCATCTAACGAACAAGATCGTCGATCCTTATTATGATTGGTATATGGATCAGGCAACTTTCCAAGACTTCATAGTAAAGAAATATGGTTCATACGTTAATTCAGTAACCAAGATCAAATACTACAGGAACAACTGGTATTCATACCCGGATTCTATCTCCGTTTCGCAGTTCGAAACGATCACTCAAACGTTGAAGAAGTTCTACGAGCCCATATATGGAGATGTATACCAGTCGACTACTCCTCTTGGTTATAAGAGAAAACCAATTGACTGGAAGAGATCAACCAATAATGTTGTTAGTTACAATGTAGATGGTTCAGACTATATAACTGATGAGATCGTAAACGTCTACCGTAATTCAGCTTTGATTGGTAGTGGTCAAGTTTGTGGTAAGTCAACATCGTTTTTAACGATACATCATACTTCGGGAATTGTAACTGAAGATGTCGGTATCAATACAATGTCAGTTGTTGGCAAAGAAAGCAACGTGAGCAAAAACTATACGACAGCCACGCTTTTTGTCAGCAACATACCAGTAGAGGAACTGAATTACTGGGATCCAGTTTACCTTTACGACTACGAAAACGAGATCAACGAGAGAAACAAAACTATTCAAGTTCTGAAAAGCGAATATTCTAACAAACTCGCTAAAGAACTGAAAACTCTATTGAGGTAATATGTCAGATAGTTTGTCTATTGGTGATATTCTGGTATCGAATCTGATTGTCACTTCTCAGCGCGGAAGCCTCAATCTAACCAGATCATTTGTGTCTGCATCTATTTACGAGAGTATCTTTACTCCGGGAGTGGTATGTGACATTACAGTTCTTGATACACAGGACATTATTGGTAATCTGAGATTACTTGGTGATGAGACTTGCACGTTCACGTTCAAAAGCCCAAACCTCAAAGAAGCTAACTTCACATTCTCTCTATATGAGATCGGCGATCAGCAACAGCTTGAAAGTCAGAGAGCCAAGACTTATGTTCTGAAGTGCGTATCAGAAGAAGCGATGTACGCCAAGACAAACTACGTGCAGAAAAGTTATGATGATTTATGCTCAAATATGATCAAAGACGTATGCGATCAGTATCTTTTTACAAAGAAAAGAATTGAAGTTGAAGAGACCAGAGGTAATCAGAACGTTCTGATACCTCATAAGAGTCCATTTGACGCAATCAAAATGATCAGAGCTAGATCTGTCTCGACACAAGAGAATCGTTCATCTTCATACGTGTTTTTTGAATCAAGAGAAAACGAATCGCAAATACTTAGATTCTGCACGATTGAGTCTAGATTTGCAACAGAGCCTGTCAAGTCATTCAAGCAGTCTGGCGCTATCAATATCAACTCATTGAGCAACGAACAAGACAATAACATTCTGGCGTTTTCTATTCCGCAGCAGCTTTCTTCTATTGATCGTATCGCGTTCGGTGGTCCAAGAAGAGTAACGACATTCAACTTCACTACCTGGAAATTTGAAACTAAAGATGTTCAGACTTCCGATGCAAACTTCAAAGACGGCGGAAAAGGAACAGATGTTTCTTCTGGTTTTATAAACCGTTATTTCAATGCAAGAATTCCACCGCAAGCTTTGATACCTATCGACGTATCTCAAAGAGCATTGACTCATATTCCTGAATCGACAGCTGACTTCCAAGCATACATAGCTCAGATATTACAGAACTCGCTGAAGATAAGAGTACCAGGTGACACACAACTTACAGCTGGCGTGACAATCAATTGCACTCTACCGAATAGATCGGGAACGACTAATAACATGCAGGAAGATCCTCTGATGTCCGGTAAGTTTTTGATTTCGCGAATACATCATAGAATCGGTATGTTACAGGAGAAACCTAGATATACCTGCATTATTGAAGCATTGAAGGGTAGATTCGAGGAGGGACTATGACAGATCGTAATTTTGGCCAGGTATCAAACATTTTTATTGCTGAAGTAGTCAGCGTGCAAGATCCACATCAGTCTGGTAGAGTTAAAGTTAGAATCTATGGTAAACACGATGACAGAACAAATATACCAGATGATGCTTTACCTTGGGCGCAGGTTGTTCAGGCTGTAACTTCAGCCGCTAATGGTCGTATGGGAACTGCGCCTGTTGGTCTTGTAGTTGGTTCTCGAGTGTTCGGTCAGTGGGTTGACGTTGATCAACAGCTACCTGTCATTATCGGTTCTGTAGGTAGAGCAGGCGATGCTGTAGAGGGTCAAACTACGGGTGGTGCACCAACTATTGATACAGCAACCGGAAGTATACCTCCGGGAAGCCAAGGTAATCCAAACAATCCGTATACATCGCTGAACGAGAATAGAGTCAGTATTTCGGATATTGATTCGGGTCAGGCTGATATCATAGCAGTAAGTAACACAACTGGTGGAGTTTTGACTAGCCTCGTTGAATCAAAGATGGCTAATCCAACTCTACCGACTACCGCTTCGTATAATAAAAACAGCAGTATGAACGTTCTTGATATTGTAAACGCTGTTGATCCTCTTGGTACGCTCGCCTCGCTTCCTTGTTTGAACAACAACCTTATTTCGATCAGTTCAATAATAAGTTTCCTAGGAAGCACGGTCGCCGGTATTGTTTCGGGAATTGTAAATACAGCAATTCAGGCGATCAAAAACGCTCTACTGAAACTTGCCCAAAAGATCGGTCTGTTCAAACTTCTCGGTACGTTGAATGCAGCTGTCTCTAAAGTGCAGGAGGTTCAGAAACTTATAAATGCATTGAATGTTCGAGTATGTGGCGTAAATCTCATCAATCAGGGATTATTTGATACAGCCAATTATGCAATGGCTTCTGTTATCGGCGGGTTGAATTCAGCTGTTGGAGCGATAACTGGCGGAATCAATACAGTTATAAACACTGCCACGGGAGCAGTTACTGCAGCTGGCGCTGTAATTACAGGGACCGCTAATAATGCTTTGAACTCGCTTGTAAATTCAATTCCTTTGCCTCCTGCAATCTCCGTAGCTACATCAATTTCTGCGAGACCAAACTCGATTTATACATTGTCGACTCCTCCAGACGGATACATTCAGCAATATTATACAGTTGACAATGATCCGTATCCTGGATTCATTGAATGGAAAGATCCGAACGGAACTAATCCTTCTGTTTACACTCCAAGAAATGGAGAGCCGAACTACGCGAGCGCGCAGGAACATACTACTTTTGCAGCTCAGAATCATTTCACTTCAACCATCGGTAATACATTACTGAGTGGGCAGCCTCTGTCATTTGATACATTATCGAAGGCAGTCTCTGGTAGCCTTAACTTTACGCAGGCATTTGGTATGTCTAAAGTATTAGGTGCTGGAGCAAGTGGAGCTCAAATGGCTGGAGTTGTAGCTGCTTTGATA